ATGATGCAAGGAGCAGATGAAGAAGGTGTTCAAAAAATATTTAACGCTCTTAATGACTACGGTTTTGATTTGGGTGGGGCTGGCCCTGCTGTTCGAACTGGAATGTCTTGTGTGGGAGCGGCACGATGTGAAATGTCAAATGCTAATGAACAGGCAATACTTAGAACTTTGGTTAACGCCTTCTTAGATGATATGCATCGTCCTGCATTACCGTACAAGTTTAAATTTAAGGTATCAGGCTGTGCCAATGACTGTATGAATTCAATTGAGCGTTCAGATATGTCAACTATTGGTACGTGGCGTGATGACATAAAGATCAACCAAACAGCGTGGAAGAGAATGGTTGAGGATAAGGGGGTAGACTATGTTATCGACAACATCACTAGCCGTTGTCCTACTAACGCGATGCGATTGGATACTAATACAAGTGAACTTACCATCGACAATTCAAATTGTGTCAAGTGTATGCATTGCCTAAATGTTACATCACCACTTACTCACAAGTACATTGAAGAACTAACTGACGATCCAATACTTGCGCCAGGAGACGACAAAGGCGTAACAATATGTGTAGGTGGTAAACGTACACTTAAAATTGGAGACTTGTTTGGAACAGTTGTTGTTCCATTCCTAAAAGTAGAAACTGCTGAGGACTATGAATACATAGAGGAACTAGCAGGAGAGATGATCGACTTCTTTGCCGAGAACGCATTGGAACACGAGCGTACAGGAGAGATGATTGAAAGAATTGGTATTGTTAATTTCCTCGAAGGAATTGGGTTGGATGTTGATCCTAATATGGTTAACTCTCCTCGTTATATGTCTTATGTTCGTATGGACCGTTGGGATGAAGAAGCAACTAAATGGTTTGAAAACAAAGCAGAGAAACAAGCAGTATAGGAGTAAGAAAATATGACACACTACCAACTAAGAAAGAAGACCAACCAGTAGAAACTGATTGGCAACGAATGAAACGCCACGTAGAATAAAATGTGGATATTAATGTTCTTAATGCTTCAAGGTGATGTTGTTATTACTAAACGACTAAACACCTTTGAAGCAGAAGAAGAATGCGTTTTTAAACAATATGAACTTATGCCTTATCTAGAACAAGGCGAAATGTTAGAATGTTTCAAGGTCAGCGAATAAATATTGTTTTAGGAGATGGCAATGGCTTATTCAGATAAAGTCCTTGACCACTACGAGAATCCCAGAAATGTTGGTAGTTTGAACAAGGACGATCCGTCCGTTGGGACCGGTATGGTTGGGGCACCGGCTTGCGGTGATGTAATGAAGTTACAAATAAAGGTTAATGATGAAGGTATCATCGAGGACGCTAAATTTAAAACATACGGTTGCGGTAGTGCTATCGCTAGTTCTAGCCTCGTCACCGAACTACTTAAAGGGAAGACCCTCGATGACGCAACAGCAATCAAGAACAGCGACATCGCAGAGGAACTCGCTTTACCTCCCGTAAAGATACACTGTTCTGTATTGGCAGAGGATGCCATCAAGGCCGCAATTAGTGATTATAAGACTAAATGTAGTTGTGATTAAAAAAGGCACCCGAAGGTGCCTCTTTTATTAAATTTGTTAAACAGACTCTTTCCAGTCGCAGTTTCTTTTTCTATGACCGTTCCAAGCAACAAATCCACCCAAGCGTAATGCCCAGTATGCCAAGTTGTTTAGGAAGTGAAAACCGTTTTGCTCAATGTTGATATCACGGAACAATTCATCTGCTTGTTTTTGATTCATTACATCAGATGTTTGTTTCTTACCATACTTAACTAACACCTTATATTTGTAGATGTAGTCGTGTACCAAACCACCAATTAGCAACACACCAACAGGTGATAACCAAGATGCTAAAAACTTAGGAACACTTGCTCCGTCAAACACAAAGCCTTTTGGTACTACATAGTTTTCACCATTTACCGAAAAGTTCCAGTCTTTACCAATTTCCCAGGTTCTTGTACCAAGTAACCATAGCCAAATAGCACCCCAAAAACCTTTACCTGCTGTGGGTATTCTAATAGGAATCATTGACGGCATTTCGTCGTATTTTAGATTAACAATGGGTTTGTCCTGATCAACCCCAAAAAGATTGATTATATAACCCACAATAATTAACACACCTACAACAGTAAACTGCCACCAGGTCATTAATTGTTCAATTATAAAGTCAACAATATTCATTTTACCCTCCGCCCTTTATAGTGGTATTTATGAGTTTTCTACCATAAATATTAACACCGGAGAGGTATTATGAAACGTAAAACAAGAAGTTTACTAGAAGAATTAAATGATATGCACGTTGAGAAACCGAAGCACAATGTGGTTGACAGCCGTGCTACTCACGTTATACAATCAGCAATAAACATTGTTCAGATGATACGTGAAAATTTTGATGCGGATACCGCCGGTGATCTAGAGAAAAGATTCATCAATGCGATAAGAACTGGTGATCCTCAAAAGTTTGCACGTGGCATTAAGAAGTTAAAAAAGGAAAACCTAGATGATAATCAGTGAAGTACTTTCGCCGATTGTTCAAGAAGAAGCAACTCAAAATAAACATCTTGAACACGTCGAAGAAGAAATTTTAAACAGAGGTAAAGCGGGCGCCGATTCGGCTATTGGCATTATGATGAGTATGTCCGATATGCTTAAAGGACGCTCTAATAAAAAGTTTAAAGTCACTGTAAAATGGGATGGTGCACCTGCTGTGGTGTGCGGTATTAATCCTGAAAACAAAAAGTTCTTTATTGCGACAAAAGGTGCATTTGCTAAGACTCCTAAACTAGCATATACACAAGAAGATATTCAAAGTTTATTCCCTGATTACTTGTGGGATAAACTAGGACCTTGTTTAGAGCATTTACCTAAACTAGGAATAAAAGGCATACTCCAAGGCGACTTAATGTTTAATGAGGCAATGAAAGTTGAATCACAAATAGATGGAGAAGATTATATTACAGTAAAGCCAAACAATCTCACATACGCTTTTAAATCAGACAGCGATGTCGGTAAACGTATTGCCCGAGCAAAAATGGGTATCGTGTTCCATACAAATTATACAGGAAAATCAATGGCGGAACTTTCCGCAGACTTTAATGTTGATGTTAGTTCGTTAAGAAAAACATCAGATGTATGGTTTGATGATGCAGGATTTAAAGACGTTACCGGAAGCGTATTACTAACAAAAGATGAACAAGCACAGGTGAAACAGGATTTGGCTGACGCAATGGCGGCCTATAAGGCTGTACCATTAGCACTATATCAAATGTTTGAACAGAACCCGGAATTTATTGTACACTTTAAAAAGACAATTAATGACTATGTAAGACAAAACAAATTGCCAGGCGACCCTGATACATTTATGAATGACTTTGTTGAAAGTTATAAATTAAAAATGCAAAATGAAATAAGCAAATTAAAAAATCAAGATCCTAGCAAACCAGCAGTTCAATCAAGATTACAAAAAATAGAAAGAAACGTTAACCTAGTTAATATTAATAGAAAGGGATTAGCGGCTGTACTTAGATTTATGAAAGAAATTTCAAACTTAAAATTATTGTTTGTTCGCAAACTTAATAATATTGAAAGCGTGGCCCATTTTTATAAAGAACCTGATGGGTCATACACTGCCGCTAGTCCCGAAGGTTATGTTGCTATTGATAGACAAGGTTCTGTTGTTAAATTTGTTGATAGATTAGAATTCAGCAGAAGAAACTTTGCCCCTAAGGATTTTGGTTAATGAGTAATTTTAAATTTTTAGACTTTGTTACAGAAGGTAGAATGATACGTTCAGCGGACGGTATTAGTCGTATGAGTTATACTGATGCTAGTGACTTGTTGTTGCTTTATGTATTAGCACTACACGTAATGAGACACTATCCTATTAGCAGAAACTATGTGGCAACTTATGCCAACGAAACATTAAAGTGGAACGACTTTGAACACTTTAGATCAAGTGGAAATGATCTATACAATCTAATTAATATTGTCGGTGGTAACACATCAATAGTTGATAAGTTACGTGATCCTAAAAATGCTAAGGTTATGCGTCAAAGAACTTCATTACCTATATTAGCAATTAAAAGATTATTGCGTAATATGGCTTCGAACAGACAGCCTGATATGGAAGATGCTAACACACTTTTAAAGATTGATAATTCACTTAGAAATGGTATGCGTAGTTACAGTGGATTGCGTAGACTGATAGCAAACTACAAAACACTTTCAACACAACAAAGAAAAGATACAGTAACAAAATTAGAGTATGCACTCAAAGCCAGAGGAAGAAATGCTGACATAATTGATTACTATATTTTATTTGTAAGTGATTACGATCTAGAAAGCAAAACAGCAAAAGACAATGAGCCAACCATCAGTTTAAACGATCCTGTACAACCTGATACAAAGGATGTTCAAATGTTAAGACTGTTGGGTGTTCCTAGCAAAGACTTACCATTTGCTTATAAAGTACTCAGTTTAACAAGCAGAGGATTAGGTATTCCTCCTCGCTTTGCACAGGCATATAGACCTATTATGCAGATAGTTGATGACATAATTAAAGCAGGTCCAGGTTATGTAAACCTATTAAAGCAGGTACATAATAGGGCAAAAGTGGCAAAAAGATAGCCATTTACTCTGGTTTTTCCAAAAAAGACTAAATAATATTAAGAACTTCACGGAGCGTGAAGGTCGGCTATAAGAGTAATATAAGGAGAACTAAAATGGCTGGAATCACAAAAGTAAATCCCGCAACTTTTGGTACTGATGTAAACTTTTTGGGTAAAACACTTACTCACTTAGACATCGCCTTTGGTGCGGCAGTAAACACAAAGTTAGGTCCATTATCAGCAGTTGCTAAGACTTTCGAAGCAATCGCAGGTGCAGGTATGAACGTAGTGATCATTGGTCCATTACACAACACTAACGCAAACATTTCAATTGCGGTAGAAGGTGAGTATGGTACTGACACTTACGATGGAACAAACTCTGAAACATTAGCGGCTCACTTGGAAGACGTTGTACAGGCTTTAGGTACTGTAGACTCAATCAACCTTGGTTCGGCTACTGTAACAGCAAAAACTTTCGTATTATAATTCATAATACACACATTGAAAGGGCGGTTCTTATCGCCCTTTCTTTGCCTTAAACCTTTATAAATAACATAGTACAGTACGTACTTTATGGTTAACCAAGGAGAAAACAAATGGCTGGAATTACAGACACAAGAAACACTGATTTAGGTCAGGGTCTTGGTTCAAAAACAGACATTGTGAAAGTTGCAAAAACAAACATTACTGAGTCAGAACTAAGAACTATCTTAGAAGATATGGCTCAAGATGGCTACACTATTACAGGTGTTGGTACAGCAGATGACACAGACTTTTCGTCTGGCGTAACTGACATTGTTTTTGTTTCATTGCAAGGTGCAGGTAAAACTTACGTTGCAGAAGGTTCAAACGCACACGGTGTTACTGGTGCAGTTACAACTTTAGAAGCAGTGTTGAATCACAGACCATAATACCAATTTGGTGTTATTAGTTTTAAAAAGGGTTCAGTTTTTACTGGACCCTTTTTTTATGACCGGTAAATAATGATATGCGTATAGTAATTAAAACATTAGTAGACATTACCAAAACAGGCGTTAGACGTCGTGAACAGGGTGACGAAGTAAAATTGCAACAGCAACAAAACTTCCAAACACTGCAACAGGTTATTAACATTAGATCGTTGATCGAGGATAATGCTGACCCTAAGGTTGAAACACGTGATGTAACGGGTGAGTTTGGTAAGCGTATACAGGGTGAACACAAGGTTTGGACCTATGAATTTGTTATACCACACGACGGTGTTTACAATGACGGGAAAGACCCTATAGGCTTTCTCAAAGAAGACTTCAACAATATCCCCATTATTGGCGGCTTAACTGAAACCTTTAATAAACCGTCTACGTTTAAGGTTAAAGTATCTGATTACCAGAATATTATATTTGAGTGTTTTGATAAATAATTTACAACAAAGGCACTATAAGAGAACTTTAGGCCAGGCACAACTTAGGCACATAGCAGGCTCCACGATAAACGCTCTGAGCGAGCAAAAACGGAGATTAAAGAATGGCTAAAGCCAGTGATATTGAAAAGGAAAATCTAGAAGCACACGTAGAACTGTGCCAACAACGCTATGAAACTTTAGAAAGACGTCTGGGTAACGTTGAGACTAAAGTTGAAGATATCCACACCGACCTAAGCAAATCACATTCTTCTCTTGTTAAAGTTATTATCGGTTCTGCAGGTACTATTGTTGCAGGACTCCTTTCTACCATCGTTGTAATCTTAATCAACAATCAATAATAAATACAACTGTTATGTACATAGCAGAAATATTAGACACTAGCCTTACGGAAAAACAGATATGGGGACGCAAAGGTAAGAAACTTGTCCGCAAGTATCGTTGCGTGGGTGGCAAACGACACGGTCGTATTGTTAGTAAACCACAGCAGTGTTTTGCTCCACCAAACATTAAAGCACGTATGAGAATGAGAATTCTACGCAAAAAACAAGGCGTTAGAATGATGCGTATTGCAAAACGTACAAAGAAAACCAATCCGGCTAGTAGAGCATTGAAGACGTTGAACAGAAGATGAAGATAGTAGAATTATTAGAAGCAGGTAAATTTATTTTTGGTCGTGGCGGCGGAAAAGGCGGTTCACACAAGGGTAAGGTTACACGCAAATTTAGATGTACAAGTGGCCCACGTAAGGGTAGAATTGTTGCACAATTAAGTACTTGTCACGCACCTGTTAATGTACAAGCGAAAAAGACTATGACTGTTACCAGAACAAGAGCACCTTCTAAGGCGGCCTTCCACGCAAAGATTACAAAGAAAGGCAGTGGTGTATCAAGAGCAGTAAAAGTTAAAAACAAAGGTCTAAGAAAAGCATCACCTAAGCCGAGGAAGAAATAATGCGTATAGATGAATTAGATCCAAAGCATAAAGAATTCACAGAAGAAATTAACGAATGGGCACCTCTACTTGCTTTAGGAGGCGCCGCGGCTAGAGTTTTGCCGATGCTAGGTAGAGCCGCTGTCGGTGGTGGAAAAGCAGTAGCCAGAGGTGCAGGAGCAGTAGCCAAAGGTGCAGGAAGAGTTGCCAAAGGTGCAGGAAGAGTTGCTAAAAATGTTGGCGGTGCGGTAGGCGGTGCTATGTCAGGTGGTGGAACAACAACCACAACAACCACAACATCTGGAGGTGGATTTGGTGGATTTAGAGGCGCCGGCGGCGTTCCTAAAACTATCGGTAAAAAACCTTCTCCGGTCGATTTTGCTGGTAACAATATGCAGTACGGTAAACATTCTCATCCAGACATTGATAAAGATGCAGATGCGGCCTCGTACAAAGCACCAAAGTTTACCCGTGGAGAAAAGTTTCAATTACCGTCAGTGGATGCAAAAAATAAAATGGCTATGACGGATTACGAGGTAACGGGAGCAACAGGGCAGGAAGTAGAAGTAAGAATACCAAAGGACCAAGTAAAACCAGGTGGTCCAACAGCATACAAATTTAAAAAGAGAGATTTAGACTCGCACTTCAAAAAGATTGCGCCAAAATAGGTTGCATATCATATTAAATTCTGCTAAAATACTTTAATGAAACCTAACATTAAAAAATTGGTATCTACGTTTCAAGAAACGGCAGGTATAGTAAAAGTTCGCCTTAAACAAAAAGGATTTGTACTACCCGTGGCTCACGAAGGAGGCATAAAGTTCAAACACCTTTGGGTTAAAAAGGATCATAGAACAGGAATGTATGGTATATCAAACTTGCATAACAGCAAAATTGTATATGAGCGTGATATATACAGCCTAAAGATTGCTGTTGCTATTGCTATATATTTGGGTACAGGAACAGGATTTAACAGAGAAAAACTGTTAAGAGCGGACGAAAAATACGGCCATTATTTGAACGAAATAGCCATTTTTAAGCATACAATACGTTGTGCTATAAAGAATAATGACCTAAATAAGCAAGAAGTAGCCGAAACTAGGTTAGATAACGTTTCAGCATATTTAGATGTTGAGAAAAAGATGGTAAATACTATTTTACAGCAGGCTGAGAAACTGCTGTTTGAAAATAAATAAGATTAGTAACGATTGGGGATTAACAATGAAAACAGAAGATTTTATGAATGAAGTAACAGTTGAGTCTTTAAACAAAGAACTCAAGTCCAAGTTTGGACAAACTGTTGACGTTTCTAAATACTCGAAAGAACAATTAGAAACATATAGCAAAAACATAGGTGCTAAATTAGAAGCATTTGAAACTAAGAACAAATTTAATGATACGTTGGAAAGCAACGAATATCAAAAAGCATTGTTAATCAAGAAACTAGTCGAAACAGCAATCAACCAATACATTGAATCCCCAATGGAAGATGCTGATGACCTAGGTGAAGATTTAGTTGATGTTGATGAGTCTGATGAAGATGTAGCACGTGACTTTGCAGAAGCAAACGCTGATGACAACATCGATGATGACCCAAGTGCTGGTACAGATGTTAAACCAAATCAAGGTCCTAAAACAGACAGCAAAACATTAACTGCTCTAAGACTAGCAATGGCTGATCCTAAAAATGCTCAATTGGCTAGAATGGCAATTGAAAAAATTATGGCAGGCAGACCATTAAACAAACAACAAATCGATGCATTCAAAGACGCTATGCAATCAATGATGGCTCCTTTCTTAACTACACAAGGTGTACAAAGATTAAAAGCAGTGAAAAAAGCATTACCACAAACTGGTAATTCACTAGCGGCTGGTTCATATGAATCTGCAGAAAAAACTGGTACAGTAATTAAAGAAGGTGAAGAAGACAAAGCGGCTGTTATTATGGCGGCAAAGGATATGGTAGATAGATTTACTGCATTCTTAGAAGACGTTGCTGAAATGAGTGCAGAAGGTTTATTAGAACTTTCAGATTCAATTAGAGATGAAATGGGTCAGGAACAAGCAGAATCATTTACGAACGCTGTTGCTCCTGCACTAGAACAAACAATTGAACAACTTAAATCTGCACGTGAGGCAATCACAGGTGGTGTTGGTGTACTAACAGGTGAAGGTGCTCCAGCAGACACAATCGGTAGTGAACCTGCTGTTGATGAACCAATGCCAGGCGATGATGATATTGCTCCAGTTGACGAACCTGCTGATGATGAATTTTCAGCAAGTGAACCTGCAACAGGTGGTGAAGAACCATTAGGCAGAGAAAAGCGTGAGTCAGTTGAACAGCGTAGAGCAAAGTTAGAAGAATCAACAAGAATCTTCAGCACACTATCTAAGTAAGGAGAGTCAGATGAGACTCTTTGAACTCAGTGGAGACGAAGCAGTTCAAGATTTAATTGTAGTACTTCGCAATCAAATTCAAAGATCAAATCAATCTAACAGTGGTGCAACATTAAGTTGGCAGGCTGTTAGCAACCTAATGCGTTCTATGGGACACGGTAACTACAACTACGGTAGTTTTAAAACAATGTTTGATCAAAATGAAGATTTAAAATCTATTGTAAGAAACTTTAATCAAGACGGTATTGAACTTAACACACAGTTTGACGATCCACAAACGGGCGAAGAACCCATTGATACTGACTCGTCACCTACCAACACTGTTCAAAAGATGGCAAAACGAGCAACAAACCGTCGTTCATAACTTGACATCACATACCTTTTGATATTATAATTACTATTAACTATATAGGAATTAAGATTAATGTCAGAATTATCCCCGCCACCTTATGTGGAGAAATTTGAGTATCATACAGTTAAACAAATTAACTTAGACGGTAAAAGATTATACGAAGCACCCGATGGTACCAAAACACCAAGCGTTACAACTATCCTAAGCAAAACAAAAGATATGACCCATTTAAATGAATGGAAAAAACGTGTGGGTGAACAAGAAGCACAACGAATTACAACAGAAGCCGCCGGCGTTGGTACAGCGATGCACAATAACCTTGAACGCTTTTTAACAGGTATGGAACGTATGCCGGGTAAAAATATGGTACACGTAAAAGCAAACGCAATGGCAGATAAAATTATTGAAAATGCACTATGCGATGTAGATGAAATTTGGGGTATTGAACAAGCATTATATTATCCTGAACTTTATTCAGGTACAACCGACCTTGTAGGAGTATACAAAGGTAATCCGAGTATAATGGATTTTAAACAAACAAACAGGCCCAAGAAGCGTGAATGGGTTGACGATTATTATTTGCAGTTGGCCGCTTATGCTATGGCTCACAATGCAGTTTACGGCACAACTATTAACGAAGGACATATCTTTATGTGTTCTAGAGACGAAGAATACCAACAATTTGACCTATGGCCCGGCGAATTTGATCATTGGTGTGGAGAATTCCTTAATCGTGTAGAGGACTACTACAAGAAATATCATAAATAGTAATATTAAGGAAGACATTAAAAATGGCCGTAGTTCAGATATCAAAAATACAACACCGTAGAGGTAAACAAAGCAGTGGCGGTGTACCACAACTTGCATCAGCAGAATTAGGCTGGGCAATTGATACACAAAAACTGTATATCGGTAATGGTGCAGTTAGTGAAGGTGCTCCTGCTGTTGGTAATACAGAAATCCTTACAGAAAATACAAACTTATTTGATCTATTAAATCAATATACATATCAAGGCACAACAGGTGCTATTAAACAAACAGGTGAATTTGCTAATGATCCTGTTGTTCGTACAATTCAACAAAGACTAGATGATATTGTTTCAATTAAATCATTTGGTGCTAAAGGTGATGGCGTTACTGATGATACTGAAGCACTACAACGTGCCATTGATCAACTGTTTTTAAACAGTGGTGATAAGTTTGATGCTAGAAGCAGAATTACACTAAAACTTGAAGCAGGTGTTTACAAAATAATTGGAACAATTAAAGTTCCGCCTTATGCAAACATCATTGGTGATGGTAAAGACAAAACTATTATTAGAATGTTCCGTGATCCTAGTGAAGCACTACCAGGAACTGGAAAATCAATTATACAAACTGTTGATGGTTCATCAACACCGGGTTCATATGTAATGTATGCAAATATGATTACACAAACAAGACCAAGATACATTAACATTTCAGGAATTACTTTTGATGTTGATTCTAACGTTACAGTACACGATGCAATCTTTAGAATGGACAATATGACAGAAAGTACTATTAGAGATTGTAAATTTAAAGGATCATATATTAAAGGTCAAGGTTATGATGCAACAAGTGTTGGTATCCTAGTTAGAGGGTTAGGTGCATTAACAAGTGAAAACAACTTTGTAACAAATTGTGAATTTGAAAATTTAAGTATTGGTGTTCACAGTGTGCAGGATGTTAAAAATATTTCTTTTGAAAGCAACCTATTTAACTTTTTATTCACAGGTATTGATTTAGGAAAAACAAGCACAGGTACAGGTTCACAATCACAAGGACCTAGAAACTTTATTATTAAAGGAAACAAATTTGATAAGGTAGAAGATTACGGTATTGCTGTTTACAAACCAAATTCAACTGTATCACCAAATGGTCATACATCAGTGGGAAATATTTTCTTAGATGTTGCTAACAATAACAACGGACAAAATTCACCACAAACAGCAGTAATTCTTTTCCAAGAACCATTATGCGAATCAATTGGTGACTACTTTGAACGAGACAGTTATGTTAATACCACGGCGGCAATTAACACACCTTTCAAACCAAATGTAGATGGTTATCATTATACTAAAAGCAGAGTTCAAATTTATGCATTAAATGAAACTGATGCATTTACAACATTTGCTAAGATTCCATTTACAAAAGATAAAATTGCTTACATTGATTATTTGATTGTTAAAACAACAGGTAATGCAACAACAAGACAAGGACGCTTAACAATTACATCAAACAGTTCGGTTGCACAGGCAACTGACAGTTATAGCCATACTGGTTCATCAGACGGTGATGTAAGTTTCACAGCAATATTAGATGATATGGATTCAACTACTGGTAACGAAACGGTACTAGTTCAATTTAGAAATCCAATTGGTGGTGGAGCGGGTGAATTAACCTACGCAATTAGTTACTTTGCTTAAATGTTTATTGATACAGATCTCGAGTCACGTATCTTTGAATGGCGCAAATTTAGAGAACAACTAGAGGTTAGTAAAACTCCTTACCAAGACACAGTAACATTATGGGGTCAAGCACCAAGGATAGACAGGTTGCTTGAGCCTTGGGATTCTCAACGGTGGCCAACACCTTGGGAACTTTTAAAAGAAAACCGGTATTGTCCCATCGCTATACCCCTAATGATGGGATGGACACTGAAGTTAACTACGCGGTTTTCCACAGACAATATTTTGATAAAAATTTGTATAGACCATAACAATCAAAGATACTATAATATAGTAGAAGTTGACAATTACGTTTTAAATTATAAAAACGACGTTGTGGTTAGGAAGGACGATTTACCAAGTTCACTATTGACCCAATATCATACTGAACTTTTGTAACAAGCGTAAATACGTCTACTACAGAGATAAACGTTAAGAAGGATAGAAACAAAAATGACTAAAGAAATTTTCATTACAAAAAGGGACGGCGAAAGAGAAGTTTTAAACTTAGATAAAATGCATTTCGTTGTTGAAGAAGCGTGTAAAGATTTATCAGGCGTAAGTTCTTCACAAATCGAAATGAACGCTGACTTACAATTTTATGACGGTATGTCAACAGAAGAAATTCAAAACATTTTAATTAGAAGTGCCAATGACCTTATTTCATTAGAGGCACCTAATTATCAATATGCCGCGGCCCGTTTGTTATTATACAGTTTGCATAAAAAAGTTTATGGCAAATATCAGCATCTATCCTTGCTTGATATTGTCGAAAAAAATGTAGAACGTGGTGTATATGATCCTGCTATCCTTTCTAAGTATACCAAAACAGAACTTAAAAAATTAAACACGTTTATCAAACACGACCGTAACGAAGATTTCACTTATGCAGGTTTGCGTCAAGTAGTAGATAAGTATTTGTGTCAGGATAGAAGCAGTGGTGACATTTATGAAACACCGCAGTTTATGTATATGATGATTGCGGCAACATTATTTGCTGACTATCCTAAAGAAACAAGATTAACTTATGTAAAGAAATATTACGATGCGACCTCACTTTTTAAAATCAACATACCGACCCCAGTTATGGCAGGGGTCCGTACTCCAATTAGGCAGTTTGCTTCTTGCGTATTGGTTGATGTTGACGATACTTTGCCTTCTATTTTTAGTAGCAATTCCGCTATTGGTTATTATATCGCTCAGCGAGCCGGTATTGGGATCAATTCGGGCAGGGTACGAGCGATTAATTCAAAAATTAGGGGCGGTGAAGTAGCACACACAGGTGTTGTTCCGTTTCTAAAAGTATACGAAGCAACAGTTAGAAGTTGTACACAGAACGGTGTACGTGGTGGTAGTGCAACTACCCATTTCCCTATTTGGCATTATGAGATTGAAGACATTCTTGTACTGAAAAACAACAAAGGTACAGAAGACAACCGTGTACGTAAACTAGACTATTCAATTCAACTTAATAAAGTTTTCTATGAAAGATTGTTATCTGGTGGTACAATAACTCTTTTCTCGCCGCACGATGTTCCGGATTTATACGAAGCATTTTTTGGTGACCCAGAAGCGTTTAGAGAACTTTATGAAAAGTATGAACGCAAAACTTCTATTCGTAAGAAGACAATGAAAGCAATGGACTTGTTTGGTGACTTGCTAAAAGAACGTGCTGAAACAGGACGTATCTATCTTATGAATGTTGATCACGCAAACACACACAGTTCATTTAAAGACAAAGTTTATATGAGTAATTTGTGTCAAGAGATTACACTTCCTACTAAACCTATTCAACACATTGATGATGAATCCGGAGAAATTGCTCTTTGTATTTTAAGTGCGATTAACGTAGGATTAATTAATCACGTTGAAGAATTAGAACCATTGTGCGATTTGGCCGTTAGAGCACTTGAGGAGATCATTGAGTATCAAGGGTATCCAGTCAAGGCCGCAGAGAAATCTACTAAGGCTCGACGTTCATTAGGTATTGGCTATATCGGATTAGCACATTACCTAGCCAAGAACAAAGTAAGTTATTCCGATAAGAAGGCGTGGTCTCTTGTACACGAACTAACTGAAGCATTTCAATATTATCTATTAAAGTCATCTAATCAATTAGCAAAAGAAAGAAATGCCTGTGAGTTTTTCCATCGCACTAAATACGCGGAAGGCATTCTGCCTATTGATACATATAAGAAGGATCTGGACGAAGTTGTTCCAAGTAAATTAAAATATGATTGGGAAAATCTTAGATCTAGCATCAAAACACACGGCTTACGGCACTCAACACTGTCCGCACAGATGCCATCGGAGAGCAGTTCCGTTGTGTCGAACGCAACAAACGGAATCGAGCCACCTAGAGCATTCTTGTCCATTAAGAAGTCCAAAAAAGGACCTCTTAAGCAAGTTGTTCCGCAGTATAATCAATTAAAGAATTTTTACACCCTACTATGGGATATGCCAAGCAATGAAGGTTACATTAATGTTGTTGCCGCTATGCAGAAATTCTTTGACCAAGCCATTAGCGGTAACTGGTCATACAATCCAAAACATTTTGAGAACAATGAAGTTCCGTTGAGTGTAATGATGAAGGATATGCTTACAACTTACAAGTTAGGTTGGAAAACAAGTTACTATCAAAACACATACGACTTCAAAGGTGAAGAAGATACTGTACAACCTGCAGGTTTGGAAGAAACTGTGGTTGACAATAAAGTAAATGGTGTTACTATTGAAGCACAACAAGTTAATGGTGTTAACGGTGTTAACGGCCATAATGGAGTAAACGGCACACAAACAGACGATGAAGAACATTGTGATGCCTGTGCTATATAAAAGGATTTATGCCTAGAAACGTAGAAAAGAGAGAGAAGAAAAAATTGGCTAAGACAGTATTCAACAAGAAAAAAGTGGATTTTACTAAAGAGTATATGTTCTTTGGAGAAGATCAAAACACACAACGTTATGATGTGTTTCGTTATCCTGAGTATGATAAACTTAATCAAACAATGCTTGGTTATTTTTGGAGACCAGAAGAAGTAAGTTTACAAAAAGATAGAGCAGACTATCAAGAGTTTCGCGAAGAACAAAAGCATATCTTTACTTCAAACCTAAAGTATCAAACACTACTAGATAGTGTACAAGGCCGCGGACCTTGTTTGGCTTTCTTACCTTACTGTTCTAACCCAGAATTAGAAAGTTGTATTGTATGTTGGGACTTCCAAGAAACAATTCACAGTCGTTCATACACACACATTGTAAAAAATGTTTATCCTAATCCAAGTGAAGTGTTCGATACCATTCTTGATGATAAGGAAATTATTGCGAGAGCAGAAAGCGTAACAAAAGAATACGATGAGTTTTATAATATTGCTAATGAGTATTTCAATCATAAAAAAGGAAATATTTACGAAGTTAAAAAAGCACTTTACAAAGCGATGATGACAGTAAACATACTTGAAGGTTTACGTTTCTATGTATCATTCGCTTGTACATTTGCATTTGGTGAACTTAAACTTATGGAAGGTTCAGCAAAAATTATTTCATTGATTGCTAGAGATGAAGCAACACACTTAAACCTATCAACACACATTCTAAAGCATTGGGCAAAAGGTGATGACGATCCAGACTTTGTTAAGATTGCAAAAGAGTGTGAAGATGAAGTTTATGATATGTGGCGTAAATGCGTTGATGAAGAAAAACGTTGGGCAGACTATTTGTTTACAAAAGGTTCACTTGTTGGACTTAATGCTAATCTGCTTCACGCTTATGTTGAGTTCATTGCCAACAAACGTCTTAAGGCATTAGGACTTAAAACAATTTACGATCGTCCATTAACCACAAACCCACTACCTTGGACACAACACTGGTTAAGTAGTAGCGGACTTCAGGTTGCTCCACAGGAAACAGAAGTTGAAAGTTATATTGTGGGCGGTGTGAAACAAGACGTAGAAAAAGATACATTTAAAGGATTTAAACTATGATTGAAATTTATGGTAAACCACAGTGTCCATTCTGTGACAAAGCAAAAAATCTTTGCGAAAGTCGTGGATTTGAATACACATATAAATCTCTTGGAACAGATTACACAAGAGAAGAACTAATGGAACAGTTTCCTAATGCAAGAACTGTACCACAAATTGTTATCAATGGAAATAAAATTGGTGGCTATGATGCTTTTACACAATATATTGATGATACAGGATTCAACGGAACAGGACACTCGTTATAATGTTAATTGAAAAGAAATACACAGACGGAGATGTTGTTAGTCTTAAACTTTCAAGCGGTGACGAATTAGTAGGTAAACTTGTAGAAGAAAAAGACGACAGATATATTATTAAAACACCTCTTACTCTTATTGCTACACAGCAAGGTATGGGTTTATCACAGTTTATGTTTACTGTTAATCCTGAATCAGAGTATGAGTTCTTAAAAGCAAACGTTACAATTATTAAAAAGACCATTGATCAGTTTGCACAGGCTTATATCAAACAAACATCGGGCATTGTACAAGCACCCGCTGGAGCCGAGAAAATCATCACAAAATAAAACTTACTAAATACTTGTATGACAGGTATTGTAAGAGTAGGTTTAGATGTGCATATTGGACACGCAAGTCCAACGCCGAATCCTTTCCACCAAACAGCATACGCGGTAGGATCAGGTAATGTCTACGCCAATGGCGCCAAGGTTGTTAGAAAAGGTGATACAACCGCTTGTGGTGATCCTGCAATAGCACATTCACCAGATGTTTATGCTAATGGAATACCTGTGCATAGAAAAGCAGATGCAACAGCAGGTCACGGTAGTTGGGTTCCTAATGCCGCGGCTACTGGCAGTGATGATGTTATTGTAAACGAGATTTAAAATGCCTAAATATAGTACAACAGAATCTGAACTTGCAGAAAACGGTTACACGTTTAAAGGATTACCCACAAAAGAACAAATACAAAGATTTGAATATTGTGCCTTTGATTATATTGCGGATAATCCAGGAACACAAAATGATCAATATGTAAGTTATGCTGGTAAGTACTTTGCAGATGATGGAACAAAAAGCAAATGACATTAATTAAAAGAAGTGATAAAGGCGAAGCGTTAACATACCAAGAAATGGATGGTAACCTTACGCACCTAGGCGGTGATGGTTCTTATCAATTTCCTGCCACAGACGGACAACCACTTCAGATACTACAAACAGATGGTAATGGACAATTATCTTTTGTTGATACTACTTCTACTGATATTACAGGAAGTGTGTTTGCTAAAGACAGCACACTGTTAGTAGATGCAGATGCAGGAGAAATTGTTGGTGATGTAAGAGCAAACATTTATGCCCAGGATAGTCAGTTACTAGTCGATTCTCAAAACGGAACTATACCTGGATATGTTAGTCTTGCCACACTTAAACAGGTTGTTGCGGATAGCACGGACTTTGATGATTTCAAAAATAGAATAAGCAATCTTTAATTTACTAATTTAGAAAACAAATACCACATAAGCAAAACTAATAATATGAATGACAGTGGATCCTGGCCTTTGTGTTTTAAAGGTGCTTTGTTAGGATCTCCTGAAAATTCATATGGGTTCATTATATTGATTGAAATGGTATAGGTTTGCCGTTTTCGTCAACAACCATATCACCGGTATCGGCCCAACATCCTGCCATAATACTGCTACCACCGAATCTTACCCAGCGAACAGGTTTTATTTCAATTAGTTCACCGTCTCTCATTCGTGTACGTTTGTTGTTTACTGACTGCGGTCCTCTTTGTTTTATACCAGCCATTATTTTCCTTGTCCTTTATAAAATTTAAGGTTACGCTTTTTAGACTTGTTCATAGAACTCATTTTACAAGAACGCTTTTTACCCGACTGACTTGTTTTCTTAGGGGTACTAACGTGACGTTCATATCCTTTGTGTATTTTAGCCATATTTTATCTTCCTAACTTGGCTTTTAAAGCCGCTCTTTTCTTTTCTGTTATTATTGATTGTCTTATTTTTCTACCTATTGGTAAATCTTGTATCATTTCGTAAATGCCACCTTTTTTGGCTTCCCACTCTACTTTAACAGATGCACTCTTTGTTCCGCTTTGAAATGATTTGACTGCTTTTTTGTAACTTACCGCTTCTCTGGTCTCTACATTATCACCATCGGTGAATGTAAAAGTTCTCATTTTCGCCATTGTCACTCCTTGGTTGATTGTTTGGCTTTTTTGCTGAGCGTTAGTTATCATTTTTATTAAAAAACACGCACTTTATAGATTGACAAATAGAAAAAATAATGCTATAAATATAGAGTAATTGTTGACGTCATTGTATGTCACAAGTACGAGACCAGGGGGCAGTACCCTGCACCTCCACCATAAGCACTCTATCCCAACCTGACGAGGGCGGATCGTAAAGAACTAAACAGAGTGCTTATGATGGGGGTGAACTAGGATCGATCGGCTTGTTAAGAATGAAAGAGATTACCGGTAAGGAACGACCGAGCAATATGTGGGGAGACTCACGCTATTTGTCCAAAAACATAATTGCAAACGATAATTTTGCATCTGAGGATGTTCGTCTAGCGGCGTAGTCCTACGGGGTTGGCAACTTACCTGGCAACAGAAAAGTTGCATCTATATAACAAAGCACATAATACATAACAATAGAAGCCGTATACAAAAGGAGTTTCCCGGAAGGACGTAGATACTGCGCCTTCCTTTTCTCTTTTGATTTGCTTTTTCGGTAAATACTGTTAGGAGATTCAAGAATAATGAGTGTAAAAGTAATTGACGCATTTAGGTTTGTTCGTGCTGTATCTAACACAAACACAGTATTAGGTTCTGTAGAAGCAGATGCAGATAACGATACATTAACCTTAAAAGCAGGTTCAGGTATAAAATTAGCGGTAGAACCAGGCACAGATACAGTTACAATTGAGCAACAAAGTGTAAACGAATTATTATCTAGTGCATTAGGTAGAATTACCATTTTTGCTGATGATTCAACCCTTAGGGTTGTTCAAGGCGGCGAATCTTTTGGTATTCTTGGTACTGGTGCTGTTAGCACAACTTCTAATACAGAAGGCGATATTGCTATTAATGTATCAACTGATCTTTCTACTTTTGACAATACAACATCATTGTTTGTTGCACAAGGCGACAACATTTCATTATTAACAAATGATGCAAACTATATTACAAACGCAACTGCAAGTATTACAGCAGGACAAGTTTCAGGTCTTGCTACCGTGGCAACCACAGGTGTTTACGGTGATCTAACAACAAGACCTAACATTACTTTCACAGGTGATGTTACAGGAGGAACTGGCGGACAGTTATCAGGTGGTGCTTCAAGTATTGCAATGACCCTTGCTAACTCAGGAGTTGCCGCGGGAACATACAATGGTATTACAGTTGACGCAAAAGGTCGAGTAACAGGTGCTGTTGAACACAACTATCTAACTGCTGAAACAGATACACTTGATAGTGTTACTACAAGAGGTAATAACACAACAAACGAAATTACTGTTGGAAAAGTAAACATTGGATCTGTATATTCTTTACCAACATTCTTAGGACAAGAAGGAGAAGTTTTAAAAGTAATCAATGGGAAACTTTCTTTTGGTGAAGGCGGTGGTACTGGTATTGGTGACGGAGCAATTTATGTTGCCGCTGATGATTCTTCTATTAAAAGAATTGACGCAGGTGAAACACTTTCTATTTTAGGATCAGGTGCGGTATCAACAAGTTCAGATATTGAAGGTGCAATAACTGTTAATGTTTCTCAAGACTTATCAACATTTGACAACTCAACATCACAGTTTATTGGTGCAGGTACAAACGTAAGTTTATTAACAAATGACGCAGGATATCTATCTGCTGAAACAGATACATTTAATACTGTTACACAAAGAGGTGCGATTGCATCAACACCTTTAACAGTTAGCATTAGTGCAACCACAGGATTTACGGTAGCCACAACACAAGGTAATTCACTGGTAGGTCCACTTGTTGAACTACAAAGAAATAGAGGAATCAATGTACAGAATTTAGATTACATTGGCGGAGTACAATTTACAGGTGCAAATAGTAATAATGTTTTACACGATTACGGAACAATTCAATATCAGATTATTAATAAAACATTAGACAGCGAAACTTCAAAAGCATACATTAAAACATATTCAAGCGGATCAGAAGTAAACAGTTTAATTGTTGGTAATGGTTATATTGAATCAAACGAAAATATTAAAATTAATAACAATAATAATTTAGAATTTGTTGGTGCAAGTTATACAACAACATTAGATAAGATTGAACCAACAGATAATAGAACTATTAATTTACCAAATGCTAGTGGAACACTTGCATTACAATCAGAACTATCAGCATACACTCAACAAGGAACACAACACGTTGGTGACTTGAAAGGTAGTGTATTTGCAGATGACTCAACAGTATTAGTTGACGCTGTTGCTGGCAAAGTACCTAACAGTGTTGAATCTGAACAAACCGTAAGATTAAAGACTGCTAGACCATTCCAGTTAGTTGGAGCAATCGCGGCAGGTCCAATAAATTTCGACGCAACAGGTGGTGTAACCTTAAGCACTTCGTTTACAAACTTGAATCTCTCTCAGTTTACTAATGACGTTGGTTTTGTTACACAAGGATTACAAGCAGGATCACCACTCAGTCTGTTTGTGAATGACGTAGGTTATATTACCGCGTTCAGTGTTGCGGCGGACGACAGCACCACTCGTATTATCAACAGTGGTGAAACTATTCAATTTGTTGGTAGTGGTGCTGTCACAACATCAAGTGATGACGAAGGTAAAATAACAATTAATGTTCCTACAACTATTAGTTCATTTACAAACGATAGTGGATATAATACACAGAACGATGTTATTACATTATACGGTGATATCACTGGTAGTGGTAGAACCAGCATCAATACAAGTTTAAATTTAAATCTTTCAAATGTTGCTCCTGGAAACTACAACTATGTTGAAGTTGATACAAGAGGTATTGTACAAGCGGGTGAACTTCGTCCTTATCTACAAGCGGGT